GGTCAAGCTATTTGGCAGTGTTGACGCACTCAAGGCAGTGCTTCCACTGGTAAATGATGACCTTGTTAAATACAATCAGAATATTGAAAAACAAGCAAAAGTTTCTGGCGTTGCAGATGATGCAACAAAAGAACTTGGCGGCACGGTTTCAAGTGAAGTATCAAAAATGATCAATCAGATCGGGAATCTAACTCGATCACTTGATACTGTTCTTGGCCCTGCGCTTGGCGGAATTGTCAGGCTAATCAATGTAGTGATTGCGGAAGCAACCAGAGGCATCAACGTCTTAGGCCAGCTTTTCAGTCTTGGTAAAAATACAACGATCTTAAAAGGTGCCCTTGAGTCTGGAGATCTTCGTGGCAGTGCTGCTGCCCGCATCATTCCTGGCGTTGATGAATTGATCGGTCAGCAACGTAGACAGCAATTACAAAGACAGGCTGGCGCAGGGACTGGGCTGTTAGGACTTGGGTTTGATGCACAAAAGTTTGCTGAACTTCTTAAGCAGCAGCCCGAAATCCAACGCTTATTAGGCGCAGGCACAGCTCCAAGTGCAGGCGGTAGACCAACTGCAGGTGTTGATCCAGCTATTCAATCTCTTTTGGATAGTTTGGATGCAGGATCAAAAAGCGGTGGTCGCAAGGGACTGTCAGAAGCAGAACGTGCTGCCAAACGTTTGGCAGAAGAGTTGCAACGTTCACTTGAAACAGGTGATCGTCTTGGTACTGAGTTTAAGCGTCAAGTATTACTGCTTAGCGAAGCCGATGAGCTTGAACGTAAACGCCTGCAGATCCAATTTGATTTTGAAGATCGCGCCAAGCAGATTTCCGAGCTCAAGAACGCTGAGCAGCAAACAAATCTCAATCAACTAAATGCAGAAATTCAGCGTCTTGAGTTGATTGACCTTCAAACTGAAGCGCTCAAAAAACAAGCAGAAGAAGCCGACAAGCTATTTAAGGCTGCTTTTGATGCCACTGAATTTGGTGTATCTGGCGGCGGCCCGATTACCAGCATGATTCAAGAAATGCAGCAAGGCCTGCAAGACTTTTTGGCACCAGCAAATCAAATTAAAACTGCTGCAACTGCCATCGGCGATGCTTTCTCAAGCAGCTTCAAGGATGTTATTACGGGCGCCAAATCAGCTCAGCAAGCAATCTCTGATTTCTTTGCCAAAATCGGCGAAGCCTTGATTGATTACGCCACGCAAGCAATTGCTCAATACATTGCTGTTGGTGTTGCACGATTATTTGCTGGCATTGGCGGATTCGGAACAGATACGACCGGCTTAAGTTTCAACGGTTCACCTTTGTCTGGTGGCAATCTTTTCCCAACTGGCGCATTTGCCGAAGGCGGTTTTGTAACTGGACCAACTAATGCGTTAATCGGCGAAGGCGGCGAACCGGAATACGTCATCCCGCAGTCCAAAATGTCTGCCGCAATGTCCCGCTATTCGCGTGGCGCCCGTGGTGAATCGGTAATCCCCGGCAATGGCACGAGCGCTGAAGGTGGCGGTGCAGCAACTGCAACGATGCAGCCAATCGACGTGCGTTACAGCGTGGAGCGCATCAATAATGTGGATTACGTCACGGCTGATCAATTCAGGCAAGGCATGGCACAGGCTGCTCAGCAAGGCGCCATCCAAGGTGAACGCCGCGCAATGCGTAGCCTGAAGAACAGCAGTGCAACTCGCCGCTCAGTCGGAATCTGATGGAATACGCCTACGGCCACCTGCTTGATATTGGCCCAACAGGGCAAGCCGCCCAATACAGGTTCCAAAACTATGCCATTAATCAAAACGTAGATGGCTACTTGTTTTTGCCGTTCAGCTTTGGCGGTGCAGTAGCCACGTTGCAGGGCGACAACCTCGATGCAACGCTGCAGTTTGCCAATACGGATATGACCCGTGCGTGGGTTACGGAAGCCTTGGACAACTTGTGGGTAGCAAAAGTCACCACGGTGCTTTGGGAGCCGTCAACTGGTGCTGTGCAGCGCAATTTGTATCAGTATTGGGGCAGCTGCTCTAGCGGCGGCTGGGATGAAACCTCTCTGCAGATCAGCTTGAATTCAGTGCTTGACGCTGTTCAAGCCAACATCCCCGGACGCCGGCTTCATCGCTGGCAGGTTGGCAGTATCCCGTTTACAGCGCAAATCCGTGTGTGATCACCTGATTGGGCGGCGATACGAACGCTGCCATCAACTTGTAATTGAAGCAATGCAGGCGATGGGACTAAATGCGCCACATGATCAACCGGACTGGTACAACCTTGGCATGAAGGGTATCTTGCGTGAAGTGAAAAAATATGGTGATGCAGTGGACGCGCCCACCTACGATGGTGACGTGGTTTTGCTGGCATCTAACCCACCAGCACTCGGGGTGACATGGCAGAACGGAATCCTGTATCTCAATCGTCTGACCGGAACGGCCGATTGGAAACCGGTATCCGCCCTTACGATCCTGCGCTCTTACCGTATGAAATCGCGCTGATTGAAGCGCTGGGCTGCACAGAACAGGAATACCGTGAATTTGTACGCCACGCGCAGTTGCGGGCGCATGTGCGGCCTGCTGAGTACGCGCATGTTCCAGATATTCAAAACTTTGAAGTTGTTGCAATTGTCAGCCTTGTATTAGGCCTAGCTTCCACTGCCGTCAGCGTATTGCTGGCACCCAAGGCACCGGCTCTTGAAACGCCCGCCAAAATCAAGGGCAAAAAACTTGCCGATCAAATCGGACCGACCCGCTTCAATCAAACCACGAGCTTCGATAACGTCAGCAGTCTCGCGGAATATGGGCAACCAATCCCAATCCCATTCGGCAAGCGCGGTACTGGCGCAGATGGCGCACTGACTGGCGGCTTGATTCTTGCACCAGCGTTGGTATGGAGCCGATTATTTGCTTTTGGCTCTTATCAAATGTACCAAGGTATTTATATTGCTGGTGAAGCTGGTGTACAACAACCTGAAATCGGTGGTGTACGTCTTGGTACGGCTGCGCTTAACAGTCTTGGCTCGTCAGATTATGCGCTCTATTGGTCTTCTGGTAACGCATCAAATAGGTTGACACCTGCCAATAAAATTTCCGGCTCACAAGATGGTGCATTTAGCGGTACTGCCGGAGTCCCAATTTTTACGGCTCCGCAAGTTAGTCCTGCGCAAGAGCTAGGTACTGCTTTTTCAATGGCATACACGCCACAAGAGAGCACAGCTTTTGGCGTTTCAGAGCCGATCCATAATGGCACGGCATATCGTTTTAATTGGGAAATTGTTAGCGCCCCTTGGAGCACAACAAAAGGAGAAGATTACAGAAACGAAAGGCTTGAGTTAATTGCTAAACGACGCAAGATTGCCGGAAGCAAGGCTGATGTTATTCACGACAATACGCCTGAACGTGGAATGCCAGGGGTTGGGCGTGCGTACTCTCGTCGCATGGGGATTGTTGCCCATAGTGGAACAGCAGGTGGAGCTGCGGTAGAAAACAGACAAACAGTTCAGATTAACGAAGGCGATACTGTTGTTTTCAGAATCAATGGAAACAACTGGCGGGAATTAGAAAAACGAGATTTAATTGACAGCGATGGCTTCAAAGGCACGGAAGTTAATTTAGATGATCTTGAATCCTCTGCTGACGCTTGGCGCACGCGAGCATCAGACCTGATGCAGATTGGCACGAAGTGGATTATTTCCAGTTCTGTCTGGGTCGTTGAAGCTCGTAGCGGCAATGATTGGGTAAAGAACGGCAATTTAGATATTACTTTGAGATGTGTTGCGATTCTTGGTGTACCTCAAATTGGCATTGCTGGTAGGCGCACTGTAGAAGAACCATTAGGCGGCTATGAAGGCGATACTTTTAATCCCAACAAGCACTGCGGAGCCGCTTTTTACAACATCTGTCGCTATCACAGAGCCACTGTGCGCCCCGTGCGCAGGGATTGCCAAGTAATCGAGTTTGGCATTCGCAGCCAAGTTTGGAATCGAGCTAATAATTTGTGCAACTTTAGTTCACTTCCGACGCCGTTTAGGCTGAAAGAGTTTGATAGGCGAGATATATCATTAAACACCCCGGTAATGAACAAATACTTTACTCGCACATCATGCTTCTCCGTTTGGGTTAGACCCGTACAAAAATACGGCGAAAACTTGCAACAATGGGCTCGCATTCCAAAAGTATTTTGCGTAACAGGTAGCAACCCTGTCAGCCAGTACAACTGGTTGCGCATTCGTCCGAGGCAGAGCGGATACTATGAATACCGTTTTATCCCTAGAACTGGTTCTGATATTGCAATTAACAGTATTGGCACAAATTTTGCAACAAGACTGAATGCGCAAAACGGCCAACAATTTGGCAAAGATTACGAGACGCCATATGGCACTTTTCGCATTACAACGGCTGGCGAAGAAGTTCCAATTCAAAACATCTTAATTAACAATGAATTAACCACCAAAGCACGCGAATTTGTTGATGAGCAAGGTGGCGCTGTAATACCCGTCCAAACGAATATTCCCGGTTCTGTCGTGCTTGCGCAGACATCCACAAATGGATCAAGCCAAGACTTACGGGAACAGGCATGGCTGCAGACTCTGCTTGGCTATGCCTGGGACTACAAGGGAGAATGGCGCGAAGTTGTGTTGCCAACGCACATAAAACCAAACGGAAACCGCGAAATTACCCTGCGTTTGAGAGCGCAGTCTGTCGGTGACGTTAGGGGGCCTAAATATATCAATGCTGCTAAGACCGTGACTAACTCGTCCAACGCGGTTTATGGCTGGCGAAATTATACCTTTACAGTTGAAAGCGCGACTGGAGCATGGAATTTGAATGATGGATTTACAATAACTCGCTCCACCAGTAATGCGTTTTCCCAGCAGGAAGGTTACACTCAGGTATATTTTCAATTTAGCGTAGCGTCTCTTCAAGCGTCTGCCAGCGAGGGCGCCGATAAGACCAGCAAGGAAGAGCGTATTTTTGAACAGGCATCGCAGGTTTCTGATTGCAGCCATTATCTGGAATTAGAGAAATCCAACGTTTCTGGACCTGAGCACGAAATTGTTTACGTCAACGAATTTATTGATAACGAAACTGAGCCAAATTATTATGGAATGTCAACTATTGGTTTGTCCGTTAAATCTAGCGGTCAAATTGAAAGTATCAATCAAATGCGTCTATGGTCGCCAACGGGTATTAACGTCAGCCGCCTGATTGAAGGCGATACAGCTCCAAGCAACCTGTTTGCAGATTTAGTTTATTATCTGCTAACAAGCAACAGCCAAGGCGTTGGCAATGTAGTACCAGCAGAGCTGATCGACGTTGATTCATTGCGCATTGCCGCTAACTTCCAACGGGCCAATAAAATTTTCTTTGATGGCGTGCTTGAGGATAGCGAAAGCCTTCGCTCCTTTTTGTACGACAATGCTGCTTTGCAGCTCTGCAACTTTACGATTAAAAATGGCAGATTTGGCATGATGCCTGCGTTGCCGTATGACAGCAGCTACCAGATCAGCACAAGCCCTGTTGTCGTTGATCAAATCTTTACCGCTGGCAACATTATTGAAGACAGTTTGCAGGTGCAATACATTGACGCCGCTCAAA